GACCATACCCGGTCCATTGGGTAGAGTTTGCGACAGGAAAGGCTTGGAGAATATGTCTCTAGGAGTGTTGCAGAAGATACCGCCGGCACCGAGCGTTCAAGATCGTCGACCAGGTGTTCTGGTTGAAGTTGCTCAGAAGGATTCGGATGTTAAGTTCCTTCCGAAGACGTCCGGGATGAGATTACTCATGCGAACACATGGGTACTCCCTGAATATGAGCTTCGTCGAGTCGGATCCATTCGTGGAGACCGCGATGAACGAGTTGTTCGGAGGTGTCCCGCCTGAGTTGGAAGGCTATACTCGGAGTGGTGCGTCTCTACAAGGGCTTTATGATGGTATCGCAAGGTACGATCGTGAGCGAAAAGGGATACCTACGGGTGACCCTGACTTCACTGCGGCCGTGAACATCGCGCGCGCAGCCTTTGACCCCGGCTTAAAGGTTAAACCTTTGTCGATTGATGAGGTTACACTTAGGGCGTCTACGTCAGCTGGTTGGACGTGGCTTGGGCGCACTAAAGGCGAGGTGGATCACGAGATCCGTCAGGAAGCAAAGAAACTTTCACGTTTGGCGAAGCGTGGACGTTTATCCAAGGCTGCCTTACCTCCATGCGTCACGTTCGTTAGGACACAGCTCGCTACTGTTGAGCAACCTAAAGTGCGTCCCGTCTGGGGTGTGCCTGCCGAAATAGTGGCTTGGGAAGAGCAATTCATCGAGGCGTTGGAACGCGTTTATGATGAGAGGGACATCCCTATTCCTTGGGGCGGGAAAGCCATGAAACAGCTGCCAATTCTTATTGATAACCTCTTCCTTAAAGGAGATGCTGTTGGTACTGATTGGTCCGGATACGACACTAGCGTGGGTGCCGATTTTATCCGGCTGGGTTATTCTATACTCAAGGATTTTCTTGAGTTGACCCCTGAGCAGAGTAGAGAATTCGAAAAGATAGTGGATTATGCGATTGCTACGCCGATTGTAATGCCCAACGGGTACGTGTACCTGAAATTTGGAGGTATCGCCAGCGGGATGCCATCAACGCAATTGCTAGGTTCTCTGCTCAATTACATCTTTCAGATAACCCTTCAACTGAAGATGTTCCGCGCTTACTACAAAACCTTCGTCATGGGAGATGATTCTGCGTACGCGGTTCCACGTGGTACAAAAGTTGATCTCGTGCGAATGGCCGAAATTGCCGATTCGATGTTCGGACTAACGCTCAACGTTAAGAAGAGTATTGTTGCAACAAGAGCTGAGGATTTTGTCTTCTTAGGCCATGCTAGTCAAGCCGGCAAGATGGATCGTGATGAAGTACACTTGTTGCGTCTCGCACTTTATCCTGAGAGGGAGGTGAGAGGTCCCGGACACTCAGCAGCTCGGATCGAAGGATTGCTTATTGACTCCGGCTTCAAAAGTGGGGCGTTGTTCAACCTATACGTCTACATGGTCAATAAGTATAAAGAGGTTGCACCCCTCGACGAACGATTGCTCACCATTGTGTATAGGCTCGATGTAGACCCAGGTATCAAACCAGAGTGGGAAGTTTGGATTCACTCTTAGGAATGAATTCACGTTACCTCAATTC